CCACGCCACCGGCTCCTCCTCAGGCTTCGGCGCGTACACCAACAAGTGCTGCCAAACACGCGGATCAACAGTGTCAGCCTCAGACCCCAACCGATCAACGCAGTCCATCAATTCATCGGTCAACGAAGGTGCTTGGCTCAGGGCGTCAATCTCCTCATCCGTCAGCCCAACCCATTCACGCTTAGGCGGTTCCCAACTCTCACACTCACACACATACCTGTCAGCGTTGTGTGATGCGTCACGCATGAAGCCATGCGGTGCATCTGGATGTGGGTTGCATTGCAACCTGTCAGTCATCTGTCTTTTCTTCATGATGCCCTCAGATTAAAAGGGTTGTTGAAGTTGATCTCGAATACTTCCTCGACCGACCCGTTTTGCAGAATCTTCTTCTTCACCTTTGAGTCTGCTGCAAGATAAGAATAAGAGAGCCCTGCTTTCTTGGCCGGAGAAGATTGCTTCCAGACCATGCCCCTAATGACCTTGCCATCAAGAATAAGAGGCTCTAACGAGTTCTGGATAGACCGTGGGCTAACTTTTAACTTCTCTGCGAGCTCAACAGTCGTAACCGGTGTCGATCTTGACTGTAGGTACTTTAGACAAAACTCACCCCTGCTAACCTTTTGTCTCATGCCATATCTCCTGTCATGTCGATTTCTGTTTCTTGCAAGGTCTTGGTTGCCAACTTCAAGTCTTGCAAGAGAATCCGCAACTCTCGGCTGTGGACAATCACATAATCATCTTGCTCTGCCAGCTTTTGTAGCAGTTTGTATGCTCTTTCTTTCTCGTTCATAGAACCTCCTTTTGTTGTCTTGACATCATCGCCTTAATCTTAGCGACCTGTTCTAAGCCTTTAGTCTTATCTATCGTCATTTCGAGACGCTGATAAAACGGAGGAGGAGCCTGTCTGCATAGAGCCCTGAATTGCAAAACATTGGGAGGTTTGTCACCAGGCAAGCACTCAACCGCATAAGAGATGGCATGAGGAAGGTTTGCAAAGCCAGATAACTCGTGAGCCCAGTTCTCCATAACCTCCTGCATATTCATGTCTCGATACTGGTCGAGAAAAGCCTTTCCGTAGGTCATAGAAAGTTTCTTGAAGATGGCTTCGATCACTTGCAAGTCCATGATTAGCCCTCCAACAAGTCTTGACGAGGCGTGATGTCCTTCTCGCGCCTGTTTCTGCCGAAGATGATGTCCAAAGACTGCTTGTAATGGTCATCCTTCTTGAGATCGTCTGTAACCCACTCAGCCTTAAATCCCTGCCAGCCTCTAGCGCAGCAAAGCTGCAAAGCCTTTTCAAGCGATATGCCTGCGTTAGAAGCCTCTTTCCTGATCCCTTTTATGGCTGTGTCAGTGATAGGCGATTTCTTAGCCTTCCTGAGAGCTTTGAAGTCAGCCCAAACAGATTCATCAACATCATCAGGACGAAGCGAGCTTGCCGAGCGTGTATTTATAGTTGGTTGTTGGTTATTGGTTATTGGTTGTTGGTTATTGGTTGGTTGCTCGGTCGTTGAACGCTCGTTGAACGGCTGTTGAACGCCCGTTGAACGCTTGTTCATCGCTCGTTTAGCGGCCGATGCTTTTCCAGCCTTAGAAGCAGACTCTAGCTGCTGATGATAGTGTCCTATCTCTCTATCGCATCGCTTGTGATGCCAGCTTCCTTCTTCAAGCGTGAAGAACATATTTAGAAGCCCTGAGATCACCTGCTCTTTATCTCGCCCATTGACTTTCATGGAAAGCTCAAACAACGAGTCTGGCAAAGGTTTTTCTGTGTCGTAGTAAAGCCAGAGCAGCTTCATGTAAATCCCAACCTCTTCGTTGGTCAGGAATGAAGTGTCTTTTATGAAGTCACCGATATGGTGTTGGTAGTAGTGCATAAAAACCCCATCAAGGTTAGTCATCACTGAAAGATGCAAAGGGCAGGTGGGTGATGAGACCACTTTTCCCCCCGTCGGGGTATCCCTTGCCGTACAACTATAGCAGCATTATAGCTCTATTATTTTGCAAACCCATCCCTCTTTTAGCTTTGCCCAGCCATGAACCTCGATCTTCCAACCTGCTCTCAGGATAGCCGGAAGATGCTCACACTCGCTTATCTTCTTCACCCTAGCGTTGATATTGGCCCTGCTCGTTGTCTGCACCAGCAGCGTCTCTTCGTCTCTGAGGCAAAGTATGTCTCCGATACTGAAAAGGTCTTGTCGAATACGAGCCCAAGGGTTCCAGTGCTCGACTATTTGGCATAAATAACCTCGCTCCCTAAGTAAGGCTAGAGACCTCTGAGTAGGACTAACCGACGAACGGCGTGTTTTCTTGGTGTCAGTGGCAGAGATTGTCATCGTGACGACAGTCTTAAAGGTTTATCGAGCCTAAGATTACTCCATCGCAACAAGGAGAAAACATGAAAATCGTACTTACACAAGAGCAGCTAGAAAAAATACTAAAAGAATACTTTTATGACAACTACAACGTAAAGACTGGAGAAATTACGTTTGACTTAACGAACTATTTAGAAGAATTCTGCGTCATCCATACAAAGGAAGCACCATGAGCGTTGACTACGATGCTTGGCTTGACAGAAAACTTTACGAATACGACCGCGAGAGGGAACAAAATGACTACCAACAACAGTTGGAACAACAGGAATTTGAACTTGACGAAGTACAAGCCGACGAGGAGTGACTGGGCACTATGCGCGCTATTGGGGATTTGCTACGGAACACTGCTCTTCCTGTTCATAAAGTAAAGGAGCTAAACATGAAATTCGCTGAGTTAAACAAAATCAACGTCAACAGCAAGATCGAGAAGAAGAACAACCTCTCGTATCTATCCTGGGCTTGGGCTGTAGAGCAACTTTTGCTCAACGATCCGAGTGCTACGTGGGAGTACAAGCCTCACCAAATGTGGAACGAGACGGTCATGGTGTTCTGCGAGGTAAAGGCTTTCGGAGTTTCTCGCACTGCCCAACTTCCGGTCATGGACCACAGAAACAAGGCCATATCCAACCCAGATTCCTTCCAGGTCAATACCGCTATGCAGCGATGCTTGGCTAAGGCTATCGCGTTGCATGGTCTCGGTTTATATATTTATGCGGGAGAGGATCTGCCTTCCGAAGAAAAGGTCGATGAGCTTGAGGCCTACAAGGCAAAACTCGAATCGGCAGAGTCATTAGACGCGTTAAAAGCAGAGTTCTCTCCGGCTTATAAAGCTATGAAGGACAAGCCAGAGATCAAAGAACTCGTTGCAGTTTACGAAGCCAAGAAGAAAGCACTCACGGAAGTCAAATGAACCTAGACCGCTTTGAAGAAGGCTTGATCGACGACATCCAGACTGACCGCTGCAAGAAACTCTTGTGGTCGGTCATCAATTTAGCAGTTGAAGATGCTTGCAGGGCTCCGCATGCAAAAAAGCCAAGTACCGAGTCAATCACCGCGATGAGGTTCCTGGTCGGGAATGGCAAGGAAGCAGACGTTGATTCTTGGCTTATGTGGTTAGACGTAAACGGTCCGGTGTTCAGAAGGAGACTCTTGGAGGCTATGTACGACGATCACACAAACAAGTTCCAGGACATGGCAAAAAGAGCGTTTAGGTTCAACTACAACTGGTGGAGACAAAATGCGACTGATTTTAACGACTGAAAATGACCGTAGGAGGGCTGTAGAGGCTCTACAAAGCGCTGAATTGGGTTACATGGTGACTATTACCAAACCTCCTCGCACAGCGGCTCAGAATCGGTTTTATTGGGCGATCCTTACTGCGTGTTCTGAGCAACTTATGAACCAGGAATACACACAGGACATCTGGCACGAGTGGGCTAAGACTCGATTCTTGCCAACAAGGATCGTAGACCTACCTGGAGGCCAGGTGAAGGAGATAGAACCGAGCACCGCTTCTCTCACGATCTCTGAGTTCTCTGATCTTGTAGAGCAGCTCCTACAGTACGCGTTGGAGAAAGGCTTGATCTGGACTGATGAGATGAAAGACGCTGAACTAGACTTAAGGAAAATCAATGTACGTCAACAAAAAGCTGCTTGAGGCTTGCAGGCACATCCCTTGCGGATCGTGTTTTTGCGAAGATGGAACGGTTGTCGCCGCACACAGGAACCAAGGAAAAGGCATGGGCATCAAGGTATCTGATGCTTTAGTAGCATCCCTGTGCTTTCGTTGTCACACATACTTAGATCAGGGGAAGGATATGTCTCGTGAAGAACGTCGAGACTTCTGGAACCAGGCTTACATAAACACGATGCAGGCAATGATCGAACGAGGATTTCTAAAGGTGCAAAATGGAACAAAGAACTGAAGATTGGTACAAAGCAAGACTAGGCCACGTAACGGCTTCTAGGGCTTCAGACGCGATTGCAAAGCAAGGTACGGCTACGCGTAGGAACTACGCAATCCAGCTCGTCACAGAGCGCTTAACGGGCTTACATAGCGATTCCTTCACGAACGCTGCTATGCAGTGGGGTACAGAACAAGAACCTATCGCTAGGGTCGCTTATGAGCAGGCTACAGGCTCGATTGTGGAGCAGACAGGCTTTCACAAGCATAAGAGCATAGAATGGCTTGGAGCCTCTCCTGATGGGTTTGTAGGCTCAGGTCTGATCGAGATCAAGTGTCCTAACAGCAACACTCACGTTGATTATTTACTCGCAAAGGAGGTTCCCACTAAGTACAAAAGCCAAATGCTCACTCAAATGCTCGTGACAAACAAGACATGGTGCGACTTTGTTAGCTTCGACCCAAGGCTTCCCGATCACTTGCAGTTATTCATTGTTAGATACGAGCCAAAGCCAGAGGAGTTCAAGATCATTGAGCTACAACTCACGAACTTTCTAGCCGAGGTGAACGAAATGGAGAAATCGCTATGCCAAAAGAACTAACCGGAAGTATTAGCAAGAACAAGAAAAAAGAAAAAGACGCTCACCCAGACTACAGAGGGTCAGCGACTATCGGAGGGGTTGACTACTGGGTATCAGGTTGGGTTAACGAGGGCTCTGATGGTAAGTATCTGGGTCTAAAGTTCCAACAGAAGGATGGAGAAGCGAAGCCCGTAAAACAAGACGACGATTCCGTACCGTTCTGAGGAGAAAGATATGCACCTAAGCAAACACCAAAGCCTGTTGAGGCAGGCTTATATTGTTAGACCCAAGCTCATAACCGACGATTCTCCTGCGCTTGAAAAAGCGATCAAGACCATCGAGAGTGAGAATCCCAGTGCGTTTTGGAAAGAGAAAGACTTTGAAAAGCGGAGGTTCTACCATGCGCCACGCCCAGGCACTCCTTATGCGTCTGCTGTCCATGCGTGGCCGAAAGATCTCTTATGAACTGGAGAGAGCTAATCAAAGAGCAAACCAGGAACGAGAAGTTCAGGCCCGTCGAAGAAATATGGAGGGAATACGGATGGAAGCCACCAAGTACCGAGTGCGAGGAAACGATGGCTAAACACAAAGCATTTAAGGAATGGTCGATCCGTGGCATCGTGGATCAACCTTATCAAGCAAGTTAAATCTTCGGACGTAGAGGAGATCGCGGCAGCGTATGAGAAAGCGCTGCCGTTTGTCGTTCAGGATTGGGCGAAGATGATCCTAAAACTTCCTAGGACTAAAAGACTCCCAATTATCGAGAAGATAGATAAGGTTCACGGAGACAAGATAGGGCAAATGGTCAGGGACGAAGTTACCGCGCAACACCGCGACTTTTCTCGAAAGACCTCATCCCAGCAATCCCCAACATCCCGCTCAAAATAACCCATAGAGCCTCCGTATCAAGCATGGGAGGAGGCGATACCTCACGAGGAACATAACCCTCTGCCTGCAACCAGGTCCACGCCCAGACGAGAAGAGGGTAAAGCAGGAACTGGTAAAACATCGCACCAGCGCCAACCCAACCTATTGCAGGTCTCCAGCCAGCCACAAATAAGTTTTGGTTCGCAGCCTCAACCTTATTAACTTCCATCTGACCGAGGTCGATAGCCTGGTCGATGCGTTTGGCCTCGAGCTCGAGTTGCATCCGCTCTTTATCGGTTGTTATCAGGTCCGATGCGACCTTACCAACAGACTCGATCACCGACCCTATGCCTAAGAAGTTCATAATTTCAACGTCCGATTTAGCCAACCAAGTAAGAACTTCATCTGGCTTCTGTCTCTGGTCACGATGTCACGATAACGAGCGATCTTTGCAAGCGCGTAATAGGCCATAAATAGCTCAGGATTGGCTTGGTTGAGTGCTTGTACGGTCTTGGGTCCAATAGAACCGTCTGGAGCGGTTTTAACGCATATCTGGGCGAGTTTAGAAGCGACAGAAACGCCTGTGTTGACTGCAAAGTTAAAGATAGAAGAAGCGATTACGTCTGACTCGATTTCGTCGCCTCTTATCTTGTCCCAGAAGTTTACTTTGTAGAAGTCTCGGACTAACTGAGTAGGAGGTGTTTCTGTGTAGTCGATGTACTGCCAACCCTCCCACTTTGGATTCATCTTGCGAGCAATACCTGCGTAGGTCATGCCACCTCGATCACCAGGAACCTCATGGAGAACGTAACCACCCTCGTCCTCCATCATCTTATCGAACGCCGACTCAAAGCTAGCCAATTGCTTCACCCCTAAAATAAGCGGTTCCTTCTATCACCTCGCATAACTCCGGCGGAAGAAGCCTGCCGTTTTGGAACTTTAGGACCGCAAAGCCCTGACACCAAGGAACGGGATTATCTTCCATGTAACTAAACTGATCGCCATCAGGATCTGCAAGCATACCCGTAGACACACCATATCGACGCCCAGTGTAGTCGCCCCAACCCTTTACTTCTAAAAGGTGGGTATGCCCTGAGACGGTAGAAATACCAGCTTTCAGGACATTGTTGTATCCAGAGTGGATGCCGCCGTGTTGGAGTCGATGTTTAACCATACAGACCTCGTTAACCATCACCGACCAGGATACCGTCCATTCTGGGATATGATCTTTAAGACATGTTCCACCGATACCCTTGAACTCAGGAACCTGGCCTGCCAAACGCCTATCGAAGCGTATATCGTGGTTTCCGGTTGTTCTATGCAGGAATGTTCCTAGACCCTTACAAGCCTTGACGATCTTATCCATGTGCCACTGGACCGCTTCGAGTTCATCCCTAAGACTCGCAACAGGACTCCAATCCATAGGACCAAATCGGCTAATCGAACCTCCGTCTAGGATGTCGCCGTTTGCAATAATCGCTTTAGGCTTGAGCATCTTGATGACTTTAAGAAGCGCGTTAAACCCTACGGATGGTTCTCCAGGCATGAAGTGAGCGTCACTAAAGACCAAGACGTAACCATCAACGGTTAAGATAGATCGTTTGGCGTTTTGAGGAATAGTAAGAGAGTGATCCGAGTCGAGGAATAAACCGTAACGTGACTCGATAGACCTGCGCCTTAGATAGACGCTGCGTTGTGAGGTGTTAAGAGCCCTAGCAACCCCAGCAGGGCTTTTTAGCTCTCGGAATAGCGCAATGAACTCATCGTCGCTGCATTTTGCGTTGTGAACCATGAAGCCCCCAGTGCTCGACGCTTTGGATCATCTTTCGCGGGATCACTAGCGATTGAGCTATTGCGTCATCCGTAACGGACTGACAAATCTTCAGGCCACGCTCATTATCTGCAACTAAAAAGCCAATTGAAGTAACAAGCGGAATCTGAAACTCAGCGGCTTTTTCGAGGCTCTCACCCCATCCCAAAGTGTCATGCGCTGCATCTTCCCAAACTACATTAACTATCTGCGGAAGAGTTTTCATTCTTCTTGTCTTTTATCGCGTGATACCACTTCCAGACAAGCCAACCGGATTGAAGCACAATATATAACAACGTGGCAAGTGCAACCCATTCATTGAGTGTTAATCCACCAACAGTAACAGCCGTGGTTATGGCTATGGGAGGCGCTGCTTTTACAGCTTCCGTGATGACATCAGACTTTTGTTCCGGCGACATGACAACCTCATACGGCTACTTTACGAATGGCTCTTACAACTAAGGATTGGTTCTTGGCGTTATTGAACTGACCACCGTCTATAAAGTCAATCCTCGTCGCTGTTGTCAAACCTACACCTGCATTGGTAGAACTCCATGTCCTTGCTGATGTAGCAAAGGCTTCAGAGCCACCAGATTGAAAGGCAGCTACAGAGGTCTGTGCAGGCGTTCCTGTTGTGTAGTTAGAGCCTCTGGAAGGCACTGCATAAGAATTAGTGCCGTAGGATGTAGAGTTGGATGCCGTTGTAGGCTTGAGGTTGTAATAACAGATCTCTAACTCATACAAAGCAGGTAGATACCAATCTGAGTAACCGTTGATCGTTAGTGCGGCACACCACTGAGCAGCAGGGTAGGTAGCTGAATCTAGCTCTGCTGTATTAGTCGCCCCGTCATAAGAAGATAAACCTAAAGAGTCTGAGGTTGCAGCGGTCTTGTAGTTCAGAGCCGTGTTCTCGCCCGATGACTTAGGCGAAACAAGTAGATAGTAGGTATTGCCACCAAAGGAGATCTGTCCTGCGTAGTAGCCACCTTCCCAGAACTCACCAATGGTAGACGGCCCAAAGCGATTGCGAGCGCCTGGGCCAAAGCCTCTGACAGAACCGCCTCCTAATGCTTCTAGGACAGGCATTATGCGTACCTGGATTGACTAGCCAAGACAGTAAACGTTGCTGAACCTGTCTTGATGATGGAGTAGGAATACACGTCGATAGAACTAGCATTGCCTGCGGTAGGAGCAGTACCACCTAACCACTTAGGTGTAACCGACGAACCATCTACTTGCACCGCTGAGTTGTAGTAAGCAGTGCTTCCATTAGTGATTAAGAAGGCACAGGTTAAGACTTCTCCGGTCGCCATTGCGGTATTCAGTGACGTACCAGAAGAGGCTCTGAAGTTTACTGTGAAGTTCCCAGAAGCGTTAGTTGTGTAGTACAGGACACCTTGGGTTGTCGTGTCAAAGTTGATCGTACCTGTTGCTGCTGTTGCTGATACCGTGATTGTCTCAACAACACCTTGTAGCTTTGCACCGATCTGAGAGGATGTGGATGCTAGAGAGAGTTGTTTAGCAAAGGTTGCAGCCTGTGCAGAAGAAATCGTAAGTGCTAGCGTACCTCCGGTCTTGACCTCTAGGATGTCTGTGTTGTCAGACGTAATCGAGGTTCCAGCGGTAGCTGCGTTTAATACATTAGCCATTAGATCACCTGTGATGTTGTTAGGTTGGCTACCTGTGAAGAGCTAAAGAAGGTTATGTCGATGGTTGTTAAAGGCTGAATAGGCTCTACAACCTCCACAGTCCCCCACGATCCTTCTACCCAGCTTCGTGTATCGTGCTGCCAGTTCCATTGGTAACCTGCCCTATCTTGTGGCTTAGGGTCTCTTATGATCCATTCCCAGTTTAGCCACACCAGTTCCTTGCCTTCAGGAATCTCTGTAGGAGGTGATGGAGCCTGTTGCCAGCCCTCTGTGCCGTCTGTCTCTTGTGATGGGATAGACCCGTTCTTAGTCCAGTACATATCTATTCCTAAAGGGTCGGAAACGCTGCTGTTGGTGCAGTAAAGTTGGCTGTGTAGCGAGCGTAGCCTCGTGTAATTCGGAGATCTTGTAGGTAGCCGTTTAACTCGTAGGTATATCCGGTCACTGCACCTCTAGCAACTTGTGCATTATTTGATGAAGAACCCCAACTTCCAGTAACTCCTGTCTGAGTTGTGCCTAATTGCGTTCCATTTAGCCAAAAATATACCGAAGAACCAGATTTAGAAACTGCAATATGATTCCAAACACTTTGCGTTATCGTCCCATTTACACCAATAGCACCATTTGTTAGGCTGTAAATTTCAATGCCTGTGCCAGTGGTCGTTGAATTTCCTCTTAAATTAAAAATAAAATCATACGCTGATGTAGTGCCGACACTAAATATAGCTGCGTATCTCCTATTGCTAGCATCAAGTGAAGAATTTCCAGCGATATAAAGCCATGCTTCAACAGTAAAATCACCCGAACCAAAATCAAATAAAACGCTGTTTCGCAATCCTAAATAATCACCCGTCCCATCAAACGCCATAGAGCTACCACCCCACTTGCTCTGCGCCGTACTTATCTGAGCATTGCCCACCGTCTCCAGATCATTCTTGCTAGTAGCATCGTAAATACCAGCGTTAGTGTAGTTTAGGAGGAGGGAGGTGTTGGTGATGGCAGTGAGAGGTGCTGTGGGAAGGGTTATGGTTGACCCTGTTCCATAAGGGTTTGAACCTTTTACTAACCGACAACTGGAAAAATATCCATTAGTGCCGGATATACATTGCATTTCACCTTGTGCATAACTAGCGGTATATGAACTGTTTGTAGCAACCCTATCTCCATTCAAATACAGACCGCCAGTCGTACCCGTTCTTGTCGCACAAATGTGATACCACTGACCTGTTGTTAGGGTTACAGATGCGGACATGTCATCAGCAGTACCTACACGGCTAAGGGCTAAAGTTCCACTGAGGTAACGAAGAACAATTGAACCTGTGGTAGTAGATCCAAAAAACTCACCAGAAGCACCACCACCTCTTGCCGTACCTAAAAAATATATCCAACATTCAATTGAGAAATCGCCTGTTCCCATGGCAAACGCTGCGTTACTAGCTGCGCTTAACGAATCCCCAGTCCCATCGAAATACCCTGACCCACCATAAGTCGCAGCAGACCAGCTAGCACTGGGGTTGAATGGGGAGAAGGCTTGTACGGAGGGAGAGCCGTTGACTGTGATGGTCAGTGGGCTTGATGCCGGTGTATTAGGCCCATTGCTGTCTAGGAAGCGGTTGCTCTGGCAGGTAAGCAGAGATGTTTCTGTACCTTGCGGTGGGTTTGTCCCGCCTGTGGTGCGTGTTAATGGTGATGTTGGAGGTGTAAACGATGTGCCGCTAGGATATACACAGCGACCTTTTACTAAACGAAAGTTTGATATATAGCCGCCAAAATAGTTTCCATTAAATTCACCTGCTCTGCCTATTGCAAACTGGCTTGAAGAATCATTGACTGATGCGGTTGAAATTGAAGCGGTCCCATCCTGACCGCCGTTGATATATTGACGCAATGTCGGTCCATCACGGACAAAAGCAATATGGTTCCACGTATTTGCTACTAAAGACGCTGTACTTGTACACAAGTAATCTGTAGTTCCAGAAAAAGCACCATTGATTACTTTATTAGAAGCATCAATACCGCCGCGAATAGATATTGAAGCTGACGATCCACCACTATCAACCTGCCCATACGCCCTAAACGTACTGCTTGTCCCGTTCCAATACACCCAATATTCAACTGTAAAATCCCCAGTTCCCATCGTGAAAGCAGTGCTATCAGCGACACTCAAATACTGCGAACTTCCAGAGAAATAATTCCCCCACCCCGTCTGCGAGAACGGTGAGAACGTACCTTGTGTCGTATTGCCGTTACGGGTGATGGTGAAGTTATTGGTAGAGCTATCTAAGAACGTGTTGTTCTGTGCGCCATTGGTTCCGTTGCCTGGGAGCAGCAGCGTGGTGTATTCGTAGTAAGGATCAGACGTTACTGGAGGTGCAGCGCTCCCAGAGAACGCCGCAGCAATCATCGCCGTTAAGTTACCAGCCATTAGGTCACTCCTGCACCAGAGACATACCACGTATCCGTAGCCGTTTTCAGACAAGTCGCTAAACCTTTGGTCGCCACTGTCCTGTTACCCGTAGCACCGTTAGCTAACTGAAAGGTAACACCAGCACCAGAGATCGTAAGGTTGCCTGAATTGTCATTCACCACGAGAATCGTTGTTCCAATGGGAAACGCTACAGACGAATTAGTTGGCACAGTCAGCGTAGCCGTAGACCCGCCTGTAAAGATAACGTGCTTACCTGAGTCTGTAAGCACTAACGTATAAGCGGAAGCACCTCCAGAGGTCTGTGGTGCTGTCCTAAAGCCTACTGTATTAGTACCGTCTACCGTACAGTTGCTTAGGGTTCCTGATGTAGGTGTACCCAGCACAGGTGTTACGAGCGTTGGCGATGTGGCAAAAACTAACGAGCCTGAGCCTGTCTCATCAGTCACCGCTGCTGCTAGGTTAGAGGATGACGGTGTGGCTAGGAAGGTAGCTACACCAGTTCCTAAGCTAGCAGACGTTACCGCAGAAGCAAAGGTTAGGTTGCCTGAACCATCAGTCTGTAAAAACTGATTAGCACTACCGTCTGTGCCAGGAAGCGTAAAGGTTGTATTGCTGCTGGTATTGGCAGATTGGACGGTTGTTGTCCCTGTCCCAGAAGCGTTACCCTGAAGTTTGATCTTTGACATAAGTTACCCCAAAACCATCCACGATTGACCATCTGGAACCGTCACAGCATAACCTGCCGCGACCGTGACAGGACTGACAGACAGTCCGTTTGTGTTGCTCGTAAGTGTGACATTGCTTGAAATCAAGATTTGCGATTCTAGGATTGGCCCACCTGCACCGCCACCTGTAGCTGTCAATTGGCCTGCCGACAAACTAAGGCCAGAACCTACCGTGACGTTACTAAACCCGCCCGTACCGTTGTTAGCTAAAAGCTCTGTATTCGCACCCGTAGGGGCAGGAGCAGCACCTAACGTATTGTAGGAAAGCGTGACTGCTGTAGAACCGTTAAATGTCGTTCCTGACGCTGCACCAGAACCAGAGTTATTAAGCGTTAGTGCATTGGTTGTTGTGCCACTTCCTCCGGTCACATCTAACGTGCCAGCAGAGAACGATAGCCCCGTTCCTACCGTGACATTAGAAAAGCCACCAGACCCGTTTCCATACAAGATTGACGTACCACTAGTAGCCGGAGCGTAATCCGTACCTGATGTGGCTGTCGTAAAGCCTGAGCCATTGCCCTTGAGGATACCGTTAAGACTTGTTGTAACCGCAAGCGTTCCAGAACTCGTTACCGGAGAGTTGGAAACCGTAAAGCCAGAAGGCATGGTGAGGCCAACTGAAGTAACTGTCCCAGAGCCACTTCCTGCCGATGCCCATACAAACGCTGAACCATTCCACTGTAAATAAGTAGATGATGTCGTAGGAGCATCTATAAACGATGTCGCACCTACACCCGTCTGGTACACAATCTTGTTAGCAGAACCTCCAGATACATTCTGTGCGCCTGTTGCCGTTGTTGCAGAGGCTGCACTTCCAGTAATTGATATGGACCAGGTTCCGCTAGCGTTAGTACCCGTTGTGGATGGAGCGCCAATCGTGTTGTAACTAATGGTTCGCGCTACCGATCCATCGAAGGTTGTTCCTGAAGCAGCACCGGAGCCTGAGTTGTTGAAGGTTGCAGCATTGGTAGTCGTTCCACCACCACCAGACGCAGCAGCCCAAACAAACCCTGTTCCATTCCAAGAGAGGTAAGTCGAGCTAACCGTTGGTCCTGCAATAAAGCTCGTGGTTCCTGAGCTTGTTTGGTAAGGGATCTGGTTAGGACCGCCGCTAGCAAGGTTTGTCGAGGTTGTCGCAGAAGTCGCAGACGTTGCACTTGTCGCCGTTGCTGCGTTGATATTCCAGTTACCTGTCGCGCCTGTACCTGTGATCGGCACATAGTCCGTACCAGCAGTTGCATTTGCAAAGCCACCAGAACCGTTAGCCTTTAAGATCGAGGTTCCTGTTGTCGCAGGAGCGTAGTCAATCCCAGACGATGCAGTAGAAAAGCCACCTGCGTTGTCGCCTTTTAGGATGCCTGTGCCTGACGTTGGTGGAGCGAAGTCAGTACCAGACACTGCCGCAGAGATAACGCCGCTAGCAGCCTTCAGAACGCCCGTAGTGCCTGCTGCTTTAACCAACTTGCCCGTACTACCATCAAACAAAACGATTTGATTGGCGGTCGCTCCAGACGGTCCTACAACGTCACCTGTTCCTGCTGGAGTCGCCCAGGTTAGTGCGGTCCCATTCCAGGATAAGTAAGTTCCTGACGAGGATGGAGCGGTTACAAAGCCTGTTGTATTAGATGCAGTCTGTACCGCAAGACGATTGGCAGCGCCGCCTGCAAGATTGGTTGCGGTTGTTGCCGATGTTGCACTTGTCGCACTATTGGCAGAACCAAGAATGTCGATGTTCCAGGTTCCAGTAGCGCCAGAACCCGTGTTAGAAGGAACGCCTAAATTGGTGCGAGCATCACTTGCCGTAGAAGCGCCTGTGCCACCGTCTGCAACGGCCAGGTCTGTAATCCCTGTGATCGAGCCACCAGAGATAGAAACCGAGTTAGCCGCTTGTGTAGCGATAGACCCAAGACCGAGGTTCGTTCTTGCGGTTGATGCCGACGATAGGTCAGAGAGATTATTGGCCCTGTAAGCGTAGGTCGTGTCCTGGCCTGTCGCGGTTACACCTAAGTTAGTGCGAGCATCCAGCGCAGAAGAAGCTCCGGTCCCACCGTCTGCCACGGCAAGATCGGTAATTCCTGTAATCGAGCCGCCAGTAATAGATACGCTAGCAGCGGACTGTGTGGCAATCGTGCCTAAGCCTAAATTCGTGCGAGCAGTCGATGCCGAGGAGAGATCAGAGAGGTTATTGGACCTAAAGGCATAGGTTGTATCTTGGCCTGTCTCGGTGACACCCAAATTGGTTCGTGCGGTTGCGGCATCCGTTGCACCTGTACCACCGCGAGCGACTGTCAGGGTTCCTGTCGTTCCCGCGATAATAGGAAGGCCAGTACCGTTAGTTAAGGTTACCGCAGAAGGTGTACCGAGATCAGGAGTCGTTAGTGTTGGAGATGTTGCGCGAACAACATTGCCTGTGCCCGTAACGGACGAGAAAGAAAGGTTTCCGGACCCGTCTGTGCCTAGTAGGGTATTGGCAGCACCATCAGCAGAGGGAAGTACAAAGGTTGTGTTGGTGGAGATAGAGGCGGCAGCGCGTAATTCAACGTAGTTAGAACCGTTGTCTGCATCCTCTCCGAGACGAACGCGACCTGCGTTAGCCGTTACACCCTGAACCGTTAAGACATCAGAAGAGGTAAACGAGTCGCCATCTAAGCCTGCCTGTTGATTCTTGAGCTGCGACATAAGCTCACGAATCGCGTTGTTGATGTTACTAGGAGCGCAGCCCTCAGCAATATCGATGCCATCAATATCGGTGTTGTTGCCTGGAGTTGAGGAGAACTCGGAAATCTTTGTCTTTGCCATGATTACTCCGCTAGCAACGATGGGGTTAAATAAGCCCCAGCGCCATACGCCCCTGCGCTTCTTGCGCCTACCGCAGTGCCGCCCATAATTTGACCGACCCTACGCTGTAAATCTGCCATCACGCTATCGTCCTGTAACGCCCTTCTAACAAGAGTTGGGTCTGTTTCAACCAAAATCTTTGCAACACGCTCACGATCAGGCTCGGAAAGATTTTGAGTTTTGCTACTCAGGATTTTACGGGTTACGTTCAATAAAGCGAAGGGATCTCCGCTCATAGCCGAAACCATCTCCTGAGCAGAAACGTTAGAACCAACTTTTTGAGCCTGTAACAGGCTAGGAGCAGTTTGAGATCCACCAAGAACCGAAGTGGCTGTTTTTTGAGATTGAGACGCAAGATCAATTTTCTTCATCAAGTCGGAAAGCGAATCTTGAGGGTACACAGACCTTAAGATTTTTGCTTCTTTGCTCTCAGGGTCTGCGAGCGTTGTCATTAAAGACTTGCGCTGCCCAGTTGTGAACTTGTTGCGGAATGAGTCCATAACGCCAGAGCGATATGCTTGTAATTGCTGTGCGTTTAGTCCCTGAACTTCCAAATCAACCTGGTCTGCACTTTTCGTAAGAGCTTTCCTGCCCTCGCCAAAAGCGTCTCTTGCTTGACGCAATGCAGCAGCACCTGCCCTGGCTTTGGCTAATGGCTGAGATGCTGCGTCCAGTGCCGTTTTGATGTTTAACTCAAGGTTTTTAAGGATCTCTCCATAAGACCCCTGCCCTGCTCGATAGGCTTGATCTGCCTCGTCGCGCAAAGCCCTTCTTGCAATCTCGAAATCTTCAAGTGTTGCGCCTTTATCAAACTTCACATTGCCATCAACAACCTCAAAAAAGTTTTTCTTACCTGTTTCTGCTCGGTAATTGCGGTTGATGTTTTCAACTACATTGGGAACTTTTTTGATTGCATCGCCAAAGGCTAGTGTTAACTCAGGAGATATGATCCCGCCTTGTTCAAAGGCTTGTTTGTATGCCTGGCGCTCTGCTGCTCTTGCAGCGTCATCAGTCATCTTCATGGAGCGAAGCACGCTCTTATTAACGCCAGGCGTTAATCCTGCCTGCATCATGCTTTGAGCAGACTTTCTAAACGCTTCAGGTCGGACCGTTAATGCTTCTCTAAGAATATTGGAAGCAGAGCCACCCTGTGAGTACAGCGCACGAACCGCTGTTCTCAGCGTCTCGTTTTCTGCCATGATTTCGCCCTTAGCGATACGATCAACGATCTCATCTGTTGTCATGCCGCTAGTGCTTGCGAGCCTTTGGATTTCCGTTTCGACAGCCTTACTTCCTCGACCGCCTATGTTGCGCCTCGCCCAATCAACAACCTTGTCGGCAGTAAACCCAAGAGCCTCCATGCCCTTCTGAGCAATCGGACCTAGCGCAGCGCCTGTAACCGCTCCGGTAACCGCACCAGCGCCACGCTCTTGCATACCACCCTCAGCAGACGCAAATCCAGTTATACCACCTTGCGCTCCACTGAGCGCAGCAGCGCGTCCTAACGTCATTGGAATAGATGCGCCGCCAGTAAGCGGAGCGGTTAGTAAACCCATACCAGCCGCACCCATCAATTCAGCACCAGTTGATTCAACGGGCTGTGCTTGCTGGTAAGCCTTGATTTTTGTACGGATCTCGCTAAGAACCTCGTCGTACGGCCTTCCCGTCCATCGAGAAACAATCGCGGCCTCAGCCTCGTCAGATGCTCCCATCGTAAAACCTTGGGCGGCAGTACGAAGTCTTTGCGTAGGAGGCTCCTTTTGAGCTTGCATTAGTGCCGCCTGATACGCTTGCTCGTCCGTAAGTTCTTGCTCGGACTCTACGCGAAACCGACCTTGGCCTGGAATCTCGACGCTGTAGGTTTTCATTAGCGTTCCCTAGTAACTCTTACGCCTGGAGGTAATCCGGCAGAACCAACGGACCTAAGCCCTTCAAACTTGCGCCTCAATTGATCTCCAGACGTTGTGTAAACAGGAGACGTTTGCCTAAAGTTTTCCAAAGCCCTGTCTTGTTCAGCCTTAGCTTTGATAGGGTTTGACGCAATAATTTTTTCGTTTTCTTGAACCCATCTTGAAGAGAAATCAGCGTCAGCAAGTTGCCGCTCCGCTTTAACTCGTAATGCTTCGAGTATTAGTTTATTACCTTCAACTGACTTGGATAATTCCGGCGATGATTTAGCAATAAACGCCAAATCCTTGTCTGTTGGATTTGCGCCAAGCGATTTAACCTGCGGCAAAACAAGCTGCGCCGTAGCCGCCTGAACAGCCTCAATACCAGCGGTTTCTGGAACCTTAAAGTTAGGATCAATTGCCTGACCAATTCGATTAAGAGTTGCCCTAGACTCGGCCCCAAAACCTGTTTTTACTCCAGCATCAAGGAATCCTTGTAGCTGACCAACAACACCAAGCGTTGTTCTTGCGTTGCCAGCAGCCTCTTGAATACCCTGATAGCTAGCAAAAACACCTTTGCCAAATTCACTTTGAGTCGGGACGTTAACCCCAACATTAGTCGCCCCAGCTTTTTTAGACTCTATGACACCTTTCTGCCAAACGTCTTGCCTTTGTTTTGGGGTTAATTTTGCAGGATCGCTAGTGCCATATTCACTAAGGGCATAATTTGCCGCCTCCCCTGTAAACCCTTTGCCGCCAGCATCCATAACTCTTACTAAAGACGGTGTTTTTGCATTTTTGTCATAAGCAAAAATACCCTGGTCTGTTGACATATAGCCCATCTCAGACTTTTCTGGGACGGTATGCAGCACCTGCCCAGTTACTTCGTCCATGATTACATCACCAGGCTTGTAAACCTTTGTTTGCGGTTTAGTAAATGATTGAATCTGTTGGCCCAGCGGAATAGCAACCGTGGGCGACACACCGGCAGCAGTTGCTCTTTGCAAAAACTGTTGAGGATCAAATCGAGCTGGACCCGTAGCAACAGAAGGAGTTCTCATTTCCATCCGCTCAAGATCCGTCAACTCTCTTTGAGGAGCGACCATAGCGCCCTGAATAAGGCCAGGTAATGCTTGTTCAGCTCTTTGTTTCTTCGCCATCTCGCCAAGCTGTAGCGCAGTCATCCTATCCTGCACCGCTTGCTGCACAGCACCACGATAGGCTTGCTGGCCTGTCATAAGACCCTGCCCGATGATCTGGCCTATGTTCTGCCTTTGTGCGGAAGGCCCAGAAGCCATGAGAAGCCCGATACCAGCACCCAACAAGCCTTGGTTTTGCGCCTCTCTACGTAACCTCTCAGCCTCATCCGCTCCCATGAGTTGCCCCATGTAGGACGGTCCTGAACCAAACAATCTTTGTAAATACTCGTCCATCATGCCCTCATAGCAACGATAAGCGTTTGCGTTGGATAGGTTGAGGTAAATACGATGCAATATCTGGAGCCTGCAAAGCCTGACCTCTTTTTATGCCTGGAGCCTGCCCCATAGGTCTTGGCTGAGACTGTTGCAGCATACTTACCCCTTGCAGGCCCATTGATGCGGTTTTAGCCGTTCCTGGCGAAAACAAAGCCTTAGCAAGTGGACCGCCCGCACCTGAGTACGTTGCAGAACCGCCTGTAGACATCAGACCAGGAAGGCCAAACTCTCCCGTCTGTGCAGCTAACATCGCGGCCTGTTGAGATCCGGCAGTCATGCCAGGCAAGGAGCCATAGGCAGCAGATAAGAACGGATTTGCCGCTCCCGTTGCTGTTGCCGCTGTTTGTGCCGCACTAGCAGCAGCCGCCGCCTCAGCAGCAGTTGCAGCAGCTGCAGCAGCGCCCTCTGCCGCCGCAGCAGAACCAATAACCTCAGCGGCAATAATTGGCTCCGCACCGCTCATGCTAACAACGCCTTTCCTGCCAATGCCGCGCCAAGAACACCAGCTAGCGGATTAGAGTAGGTGGGTTGGATAGTCTGCATACCAGCAGGCGATCCATAAGCACTCGACAAGAACGACTGTAGGTTCGCGTAAGGTTGCTGTTGTTGGTAGTTGAACTTCTGAATGGCATCCGCAAGAGCAGCCTGTTGGTATTGCTCTGCTGTCTGACCAACCTGAGCAAGTTGTGCAATGTCCGTGTAGTCCTGAGCAGCAAGACCTGGCGCAGCACCGATAGCAGCCTGTTGTCTAGCCTTCTCTTGCTCGTAAAGGTTTGCACTGAGGCCAAGCGCAGACTGCTGTCTTGCTCGCTCGTCTGCATAGTTCTGGTAAGCAAGCTGACCAGCCTGAGAAGTTAGCGCATTTGCTAACGCGCCCTGAGCACGAGCCTCTTGAGACATCAAAGCCTCGTTCATCCCGTAGCGACCAGAAGCAGACGCTTTAGACCTCATTTGGTTGATTGCGTCTTGATAAGACTGCGTTGCTTGGTTAAAGCCAGGCTGTAAGGCTTGCGTAAGGTAAGGATTCGGGTTGAGGTAACTACCTGTAATTGTGCTTTGCAACAACGGGTTAAATTGACCTTGTAAAGCTGTAGCCTGAGCGCCGCCTATCTGGCCTGCAAGTTGTTGTTGGGCTAAAGGTACAAGCGGATTGCCTTGCATAGCCCTTGTCTGCATCGCAGACATTGCTGCCTGAGTCTGTTGCGATGGTCCAACGTACGTCTGCCCTGTGTAGGCTTGTGGGCCTCCAGTTGCGTATAGACGTTGAGCCTCAGATAGGCCGTACTGAACGTACGGCTGCATAGACGGATCTAATTCCGTCCTGGTTACTGTGTTTGTTGACCCGCCAGACATATTAAACCTCTCTTACCCATTTCCTGGGCCTGAAACCCAACGCTTGAGCTTTGCGATCCCAGCCTTTACGCCACGAATCAAAGCTGATAGTCCTTGCGCCACCTTCTCGCGCAATGCGGAGAACATGATCCATGCCTGCATCAAAATCTCCCTTGCCATAAGCGCACCAAATATGCAAATTATCGCCGATAGGCTGCAAAACAACAAAGCCGCAAGGATAAGTATCCTCAACAAAGACCCAAAGAAGTGATCGCCCTGCAAAACAGTCCGCGTAAATGTCTTCGGGTATCCATGCTTCTGGACTCTTTCTGAGAATGACTTCCAATCCCTGCCTAACGAACGGCCAGATCTTGCGAAGATTTTCCGGCTTAACGTATTGAACATTCATCCAACCACCACATAACCGTACGTCTTATCGGAGGTAGCGTTAGGAAAATGCGTAATCGTCGCGGAGCCATTCGTAACCGAAGAGATATACACCCCACCGTTAGAAAACCCCCCAACAAACTGCATCGTGGCAATCACAGAAGGAGTCGCAGGTCTCGTCGGACTCGTTTGAGTGGGGATGTGCTCGATGATGGCAAGCGTTGATGTTGTAGACCACATAAGCTCAATGTAGTCATTGGCCGCCAGGTCCAAGAAGATGTTAAGCGCAGCAATGATGTGGCCTTTGACCGACCCGTGTTTTGAGTCAATCGAAAACTTAGAGTTGCTGTCAGCAACGTCAGTGCCGTTTTTTCTTATCCAAACATCTACATCCTGTATCTGCGAGTCATCGTTAGCAAACTGAATCGAGAACTGGAAGTTGTACTTACCAGCAGCCCTTACATTGATCCTCGACGAGTTTGATAGGTAGACGTTATTAGACAGGTCGGTGTTAGATAACGTAATGGCATAGGCTGTTGTGGTGCTTGCAGCGGATTGGTCTGTAACGTCAAAAAACGACCCATAAGGGACCGCATCTGCGTAGGCATTGGCAGAGTAAGGAACGAGGATGATCTTGCTTTCTACCCCTATTCTCGCGTCTGTAATCGTGGTTGTGGTGGCGTTTCCGGTATTAAGCGTTACCGTTCCCGTGTTGTTTGTCTTACCGTCCATGATGTTACGGACGATTTCGGCAACCGCTCTCGCATCGCCACCAAACGGAGGCAGCGTACGGAAGATCATCTCAGCCCCTGCGGTACAACCGTGACATCTATTCCAACCGCAGAAGTCCAGACCCCAGAAGGCCTTACCTGCAACCGATGGTAGGTTCCAGAAGAACGCAAACCAATGCGGTTGTCATCGTTTGCCGTGTAGCTCGAACCCGTAAACTGAGCAACCTGGCCCAAACGCTTTCTCGACGAGATTTGCACTGAGCACGATCCCGTATCAATCACGGGTCTTACTAGCGTCACTACGCTAGGTGTATCGTTGAGCGATAAATCAGGTGTAATGATGTTTGCCGTTAATGCCGACCCAGAGAAAGCCACAATCTTCGCGCCTAGCGTACCCGTAAGCAGGTTGGATGTGACCGTATACCCAAAGGAATCAAGGCTTGCAGGAAGCGAATCAATGCTTCCGTAAGCGTCTAATTGCTCTAAGGTTAAGCCAGACGAAGAGGTTGTCGTGATAGCAGTCGAAGATGAAATCGTGTCTACATTCACCTCACCATAAGACCACTTGTTAAGGTTGAAGTTGTAGATCAGGACGTTGGTTGATTGACTTGTTGTCTTAAAGCACCAGATAACAAGGTTTTTAAGCGGGTCAATCGCAGCGCTCATCGTAGATAACTGCGATATATCCACGTTGTTGAAGAACCACCTATCTACCTTCTCGACAGAAATAGACTCGACTGCCTGACCATTGCAGCGATAAAACCCATCATCAGACAAAAAGAACGACATGCCGCCGTACTGGATGATCGAGTTGGGTTCCATACAACCCAAGCCCCTAGAGATCGTATCAAACTGGAATACAAGAGGGCTTCCAACGTAGGACATACGGACAACCGCACGATCCATGTACACAAGACCATACTCACCACCCGTCAATCCCTTCACATGCCCACCATCAGGAATGTCCTGGTAGTCAGACTGTGTGAGAGCGGATGGGGTCCAATCGGTTTCGTCGCCTAACGCGCACCATTCGACGCGGTTAGGGTAGATCGTTGCCCCATTGTTAAAGCCTGCAACCACAAAGTCCCTGACCGTAGTGACGTACCGAGACTTAGGCGCAGCAGCACCAAGGTCTGCAAAGAGCGTCGATGAGCCCATGAGGTAGCCCTGGAGCCTGTCACCACCGTTAGCTGCAATCACTCGGTTGCCGAATTGGGTAAACCGCCACTTCTGATCCGATGGGGTTGTATAACCACCAGACTTTGATACGTCAGACAAAGCTAAGTTCGTACCGAGCTTAAACAACTTCGTATCGCCGCCAGCAAAGACCGTAACTGCTTCACTAGGTGCAGCAGCAGCAACAACCGAGTTAAGCGTTTCTGATGCTGCGTTAGACCACTCAGCAGGGGCAGGAAGCGGTCCGTATCCTACCTGTTGCGGAATGACATTCTTAGCATCCACAAGCGCACCAGCCACGCCTGGCTGATCGGGTAACCACTCACCAAAGTTAACTCTCATCGTTTAGCAAGCGCCATCGCAAGAGGAACGCCCGAATACTGGCTCTCCTCGTCGGATCTCGTAAGCGCAGTGATCGCACGGTCATACAAAACACCCCAGGTCTGCAACCGAGGGTCGTTCATGAGATAAGGCTCAGCCTCTCCTAAAGCACCGTACAAGAGCGCATCAGGGCAAGTCGTTAGGAAGAGGTTTGTTGTGTTGGAGGTCGAGAGAAAAGCAGGCGCTGCGTAGTAGAGGATCTTAATCGTGTAATTGCTGTCAGGAATTGGCGCAAGCTGAATGGTCGAACCGAGGATCGTGTAGAAAGCTGGTACACCACTCTCGTTCGTCCTGCCGTTCCTGATGAAGATACTCGGCGTTGCGAACGTGATCGGGAAGTCGGGATCAGAATCAACGTACACATCCCGCGCTTGCAGGAAGTCAGTAGGGAGGTTAATTGTTGCGCCACCACCAGTCGCCGTGATCGATGTCTGGGTAAGCATCTGGCGCAGGCGTAGATCTCTGCGGAGGCGTATTTCCGCGAGTTGGATGAAGTCAGGGATCGCGGTAGTAAGATCATCTCTACTGAGATAATTAGCTATCGTCGTTTGTAGTTCGCTGTAAGTGCTTAGGGCCATATTCGACATCGCTCCATCGATATTCGTACGTCCCGATGTGTCCTATCTCAAGACTCAATTCGTGATCCACGAACGTCTGAATACCGTGATCTAGGGCTTTTACACAAAAATGCACATCTTCGCCAATTAGACCACCCGCCCCCCATACTACATCAAACCAAGGTTGGGGCATAGCCTCAAACACAGATTTATGGGTTAGCACAACCCCAAAACCTACAGCAGTGACAGCCTCGATACCCTTCTTGCCTCTGCTCTCAATCTTCTCAAAGATTTCCTTGTCTTGATGGAAGTTAATCGCCGTAGGTAAAACGGGCTTTCGTCTCGTGACTGCGTTAACCCCGACGATCTGTTTTCCATGAGCTAACAGACGCTCTAGGGTGTTCTTGGGGAATCTCATGTCTGAGTCCACCCAGAGAATATATTCCGCACCGTCTGCCAGCGCTTCTTTGGCTAGAGACTCGCGCTGAGAGAAGATCAGTGTGCCTGGCGCTGTGTAGAGCAATAAAGCACCGCCGTGTTTGCCGACCCTATTAGCACCGTCATAAGCAGCTAATCGAGCCATGTCAAAAGATGTGCCGGTCATCATCGTGTCCCTGCATGGGACGCATAGAGCTACTTTCATACTTTTCCTGGCCTCGTCCTGAAGTGTCTGTTTTCTGGGTCGTTCATCCACGCCCTAAATCTTTTCTCGTCAATCACCGCAAACCCGCGCATGATGCCCTTGGCGTTTAGGTCATCAACCACAACAAAGGGAAGTTGTGCGTAGCGTGTCCACTCTCCCCATCGCTCACGCTCGTCTGTCGCGTTGTACAAGGCTTTGTTCTGCTCAACGATGTCGGTTATCTCTTGCGTTCTCTGGAACACAAACTGATCGTCGGTAGCGTGAAATGTTGTCTTTGTGCTCATAAAAAAAGGGAGGTTGTTACGCCTCCCTTCTTTTTACCACAGTTTATAACTTAGGCAGACTTCAGATCCGCGAGGATACCGTGAGCTGCTTCGTTACGCATTTCCATCGTGAACTCGGCAAGGATCTGGGTCTTTTCAGAGTCACCAGTTTTTGCAAGTTCGTTCGTCTGGAACGGACGCAGGTAACCAATCGCTGCGTACTCAGGGTCAAGGATGAACGCATCACGGCTACGAATGAAACGATCTGGTACAACAGAGATCGAACCAAAGTCGCTGAGATAAACGTCAGCCGCGCCGATGATGGTCGTAGGAGCATCCGAAGGAGCCATGTAACGCTGTGCTGCGATACCAGCAAAGGTAGATACAGTCTGCTTCAGTGCAGGACCAACAACGAGGATCTTGGGGCTGCCGCCAGAGGTGTAAACCTGCTGAACGCCATCCTTAAGGATTGCCTCGGTAAAGGTACGGGTCGTACCGTCCGAACGGGTCGAAACACCGATGGTGGTGGGGTTAGCACCGTCCGAGGTGTTGTAGTTCGAGTTGGTCTTGAGCCAAGAAAGCAACGAACCCATCTTACGGGCGGTCGATGCGCCACCAGCAGAACGGCCCTGGTTAGCAGAAATGATCGTCTCTTGGTCACGCTTGAGTTCCTGCGAAGCCTTCGAGAGCTGATAAGCCTTTTCTGCGCGGCGACCTGCAAGATCAACAGCCATCATCGTGCCGGAAACCTGGATCGTCTTAGCAACGATCTGGGTATAGTTACCGAGACGGGTTGTGGGAGAAAGCGTTGCAGCCGTAGCATCGTCACCTTCAACCTGTGCGTTGTTGGTGGTTGCTGCTGCGAGGGTATCCGTCTGCCACTCGTGGTAAACAGCGGTTGCCTTCGTGCGAGCAAGCGACGAAAGGATAGGGGTTTCTGTGGGGCTGATGTTGTAGATAACATCAGTCAAGTCCTCACGCTGGCCGACAGCCGTGAAGGTTTGGTATGTACCTGAAGGGACAGACATCTTAATCTCCTAAATCATAAAAATCGTTCAAACACTCTGGCAGCATCTTGACGAGATCCCGTCTTCTTTAGCCGCGCAAAGTCCTGTTTTGCAGCCTCTGTGGCTATGGTCTTACCTGTTGCGTTCCCAGCCCTTAGCATCTTGGGAGCCTCGGTAACCTTCTTGGTTACACCAGGCTTTGCCTTCTGCAACTTCTGGTACTGGCTTGCCATCCACAACGTCAATACAGCACGAGAGTCCGTTGCGTTAGCCAACTCGGTATCTGAATACCCGATTGACTTTGCAAAGCTACGAAGTTCAGACCGAACCTTCTCACCCTTTTCGGGGTGGGCATAGTCAGGAATTGCTTCTGCAACCCTCTTAGCCTCCTCAACAAGATGCTTCTCCAGGTGTGCCTCGCGCTCTGCCTGTTGCTCTCTAGCAATGCGTTGCTGCTCTGCACGAATCTGCTGGACCTGCTTTTCCTGCTGGGTTCGTTCTGCGACCTTCACTGCGTAAGCAATGGGGTCGGTTTCCTTCAAGCTCTCAATATCCTCGCCACGCATTTGTTGGCTCAGGAAGTTATCCATCGCCTGCAAACGCTGCGAGTACGCATCTCTCGCCTGCTTTGCTTGCTCGATTGCGGTCTTTTCTGCCTCTACTGCCTTCCGCTGCTCGGCAAGCTGATTAGTCTTTTTGTGGTAATCCGTACCCTTTTGGTAGCCTTCGATCAGTTCTTGGAGGGTCACCTCGCGTTCTTCGCCTGCTGCTTTAACGATAAAACGCTGTTCCTCCTCTTGAACTTCCTCTCCAGACTCCTCGGACTCAGATTCACTGGCAACAAGTTCTTGCTCGTCTGTCTGGTCTTGAACTTGCTCCTGCGGAGGTTCGCCACCATCCATCATCCCTAAGAACGCATTTGCTGCCTGTCCCACCGTCAAGCTAGTCCCTTGCGGGTTGCTGCTATCCATAAACTAACCTCAATTCAAAATATACGAAACCGTTTCTTGACCATCTCGCCTTCGGCGGCAATAGCCTCCAAACGGGCTTTTACCTGGTTGACTGCGCGAATTGAGCTGTAAGCCTCTTCACGTTGGTCAATCTCATCAGGATTGCTTCGGATAATACGCTCGATGTTGTCTTTTTCCAACTCAGCAAAGACTTCTTGCAAAAACTCATCGCCTAGTAATGCCTTGGCTCGCTCCCATCGTTGCGTCATAACAGGCTCTTCACTTTCTCTTTAGAAATCCTTGACTCGTTCAAGGCTTCTAGGAAATCTTCGCCGTACTTGTTGACAGCCTTCTTTCTGATGACAAATTCTCCGTACTGGAGCGCACCAAAACCATCGTCATCGTTACTTGGGTTGGGTCCAAGCAGAGACTTAACCTTGCCGCCCTTTGCGCTACTTGTTTGCTGCGCTGCATCGTCTGCCGCTTGTTGCGCCTGCTGTGCTGCTTGTTGAGCCAACTGAGCGTCAGTCTTTGCCCAATCGTAGTTAGCGATAAGGCCTGAGCGGTTAAACGGCCCAGGCTGAAACTGTTGTACCTGAGATACGTTTGCAGGCACACCAAACTCTAGGGTCATAGGGCGCAGGTTTGTGTATCCCGCTGCGCCAGATTGAAACTGGAATGGAACTTCAGGTGTTGGTGTTGTCTTGTAAAAGAAACCCGTAGTAGGGGCAGCAAGGCTTGTCTGTCCGCCGCCCGTAGCAAACGGCACAAAGTTAGTCGCAGGAAGATTGTAGGCAGGCGGCAAAAAATCTTCTGGCCTGAAAGTTGGCGTTGTTGGCGTTGTTGGTGTCGTTGGTTTTGGTGTTGTTGTCGGTGTTGATCCAAGCCCCAACGTAATCGCGCCCTGTACGTCTGTCTCAGGTACACCCATTGCTCGCAGCATATCTGCTGTGACTTTGTTCTGGTTGTACCAATCGACCTTTTGTTGACCCGTGAAGGTAGACCAGCCGGAAGGAAGCGTCATACCCGTTGGAAGTTGCCAAGATGGAGCAGGAGCGGTAGTTGTGCCGAGGCCTAATTGTTTAGCGTAGTCAATATCTGCTTGCGGAACTTTGTAGTCCTTAAGCGTCTGCTCGGTAATCTTGTTGGCGTTAAACCAGTTAACCTTATCTTGTGCAGTGTAATAAGGCCATTCAGCAGGCAGCCCTAAACCTAACTGCGCTGCCATCAGCGTTACAGCGTCTTGTGATGCGTTTCTTGGTTGCTCAACGATTGTCGTTGTTGGCGCAGTTACCGTAGGGGTAGGAGTTGGAGTTGGAGTTGGAGTTGGAGTTGGAGTTGGAGTTGGGGCTGGAATACCAAGCAGATCAAAGTTAGCCTGTGTTGCGTTGGCTGGGTCTAGCTCGGTAATCCTAGCCTTTATTTGATCTGGCGTAATACCTGCGGAAAGCAATGACTGAATGTATCCCTGCTTCGTCGCAAGGCTCGCACCAGAGTTCCAAGACAAACCAAATACGTTGTAAGTCGGAGCGGCAGGAGGAGGCGTGTATACGGGTTGTGTATACACGGGCTCTTGATAGACAGGCTCTTGATAGACAGGTTCTTGGTAAACGGGCTCTTGATATACGGGTTCTGGCTGCGTGTAGACAGGTTCTTGCTGCACAGGCTGCGGAGGGCTGAACCCATTAGACAGCATCCAGGTAATGTCTGACTGTGGAACCCCAGCACCTACAAGTTCCTCGACAGTCGTTCCTGCCGCATTAAAGGCAGCGATCTTCTGCGAAGGTGTATAGCTGGCCCAGGCTGAGGTATAGACTGCTGATGGAATAGCCATGATTTACCCTGGTATCTCGATGTTGGAAGTAATACCCGCGCCGACCTTCATAGCCTTCATCTGAGCCTCGGCCTCGAACTCCATCTTCTTAAGCTCTAACTCTGCTATGGCCTTTTCTCTTGCAAGCTGAATGTCTGCCATTGCTTTCTGACGCTTGATCTCGATGTCTGCTTGAGCCTGCGCCATCATCATCTGAACCGCAGGATCTGGACCTTGTTGTTGAGGTTGTGCAAGTGCTTGATCGACCTCTTGTGTTACTGGCTTGAAGAACTCAGCAGAATCCGCAAACCCTGCCGCTTCAACCAGTTTGCCAAGCGTTGCACGATATTGCGAGAGCGACACTAAAGGATTGTTTGGCCCCAGCATCTGGAGCATTTGCTCTTGTTTTGAGAGAACCATTGAGAGCATCGCCATCTTTTGCTCGATGTTGCCTGTCCCAAGACCCACATTCACTGAGACATCGTATTGGTTCGACCACTCTCTCGGATCGTACTGGACGTACTGCCCACGCATCCGAAGGATAACTGCCTTGTCCTGGTACTTGCATAAGAGATGTAAAAGCCCTTTGAATAAGTCTTTTACACCTGTCTCCGCAAAGACACGAGCGATAAGTTCGATCTTGCCTTGTGACGCTTGCGTGAGAGCCGCAATAGCCGCAGCAGTCACGTTCTGCAAGATGTTGGGGTCTAACCCCTGGGAAGCCTCTGTTAGGCCTGTTCTCTTGGCTTGTACCTGGTCTAGGTACTCTAAGAGCGGAAAGGCTTGCTGACCGACAGGAGGTGTTTGTATGGGAACCAAAGCACCAGGATTCTTGAGCCTGATAACACCACCAGGTGTAACGCTTAAGAGGTCATCTAGGTTGACCTGACCTTCTACAGCACCCATACGGGTATTGTTTTGAAGGTACATATTGTCCAGCATCTGCCTCGTTACAGTAGTCTTGATAAGCTGGAGATCAACTGTACGATCAGCAGGGCAATCCCCAAAAAAGCGATGAGGTATCGGAATAGGGCAGATAGAGTAAAACGGCACATAGTCGGTTTCTTCATTCGCAAGTATCTCGTTTCCAGATACATAGATTTGCCTTAACTCAGCAATCCCATCTCCGTCATAGTCTGTCTTTAGGTAGCACTCGAACACCTCAACCGTCTGCATCGACTTATCAAGACTAGGCTCCATGAAGGGCTGCTCGTCTCGGTTGTATCTGGCGATGTACTCAGCAGAAAACTCAAGGTCGTTGTAGACCGGCAGGTTCATGATGATCTCTGCATCGAACCCCATCGCTATTAAGTCAGACCTTGTGATGAGTTTCCTGTGCGCGACAAATGGTGTGTCTCTTACGGTCTTGCCTGCCTTAGAGATCAAGAACTCCTCTGGAGGCACGTTCTCGACCTTGACCTTGCCTGCCTTGGTCTTTCTCATCAGAGCCACGTTATGGACACGCATGACTTGCCCGTCCATCTCTTGCTCTATCGTCTCCTGACCTGCGATCTCCATCGTCCCATCAGACAAAAGCATTGCAAGCTCATCATCGGTCAGGTTCGCGTACTGCTCCTTCGTAACCGAAATGGAGTCATCCCAGTAAGCCTTGACGATCCCTACCTTCTGAAGGATCGCATCCTTGAACCAATCGTGCATGATCGCAATACCTGGGTTCTGTTTCATCAGCACCCAGTTGCAGTATTCGGTAGCCTGCTCTGCTAATGGCTCATCGCCTGGGCCTACAGGCTCGAACACACCGATCTGATCCGCAGAGGTAAAGAGACGCATGAGAGGCGGCAGCATCCCGTCCACAGCCTCGGCAACCTCACCTGTGACAATCTGAGACCTGCCCTCGACCTCGTTGCCGTAGGGGTCTCGCATGTACGCGGTAAGCGCGTTCTTGCGTTGCTCGACGGTCTCTGTCTCTAAGAAACCAATGGCGTTGTCGATCTCGCCTTGTAGGATTGCTTTTAGCCGACCATCATCCATTTAGACCACCCAAGATACGTTAGGTTTCAGAGGCTTGGACCAACTTGTTGTCTCATTCATTCCAACCGCTAAATACCGGAACGCGTCTGCTGCATGAGATGCCCAATCGTGAA